AGGCTCCAAAATCATGAGCAAAATATTCTTTTGAAAAAATAAAGTATTCCAGCTTGCCTAAAAACGCAGAGATAATCTCTCCTTCTTTATTTACGCCAACCCAAGCAAAATGCGTTTTTCTGTCAATGCAAGTTGTAACCATTTTGATAACTGAGTCTTCATCAAATGGAAATCTGTTGTAGTGATCGTTTGAGGCATGCATTGCCCTGACAATTTTAATAAGATCATCTAAATCAAAGTACTGTGCTTCGCGAATACCTGCACTCATTACAGCCCTCCATACATAACTTGGCGTATTTTCTTGGTTGCGCCATCGCGGGCTTTGGTACGGGCACGGTTAATGCCTTGCGTAAACATATCGTTGTATAACAACCCACCTTGTGCATCAGACCAGACTTTCCCAGGCATCAGCATTAGATAAGCCATTGCGCCGTTAGATAACGTTTGACCGTGCTGTGCCTGCAACGAATCATCAAAAGTGGTTGCTGTTAAAGTTGGCATTAAAGACAAACGTATTTTGACTTCGTTAACTTGTGAAGGCGTAGGCCAAAGCGTTAGCTCACCTGGAATTCTTTCCGAAAAATGAGTAGGTCGTCCTTCTTTTTCTGGGTCATATCGTGGGGTTAACAACTCATCCCACGTAATAGGATCTAGTTGATCTTCGTCATACCACACGTTATCAATACGGATTCGCTCAGAATCAGTAGGTACTGTGTACGTATAGGCTTGCTGTGATGCAATAGTGTTGAAGGTGTACTCATATTTCCAGCAATTAGCTTCGGAGCACATGGTTCTACCCGCACGGGCTAACTGCTGAATAATCAGCAGATCAGATGCCATCGGGAAACTATTGGCAATATAAGGAGTTAAGTCTTTAAAGTTAGCCATTGTTATCCCATAAACGGTGGTTTATCGACTTCGTTTTGCGAAAGTAACGCAAGCCCCGTCATAAACTGACCGTAGAAAGTTTCCGCCATTGCTTTATTAGCAGCGTCTTCTGAGTCTTTAAGGAAACATCTATACAGTGTGTAATCCACTAAAGGCGCCCGATAAAAATCAGGGATAGACAGAGGATCAAGTGGATCATCTACTGTCGGTGGAATTGCGCTGTATAAAATTTCAACGGCGCCATCACCATCATTAGGTGGTTGCACGTAGAACTTTAAAGGCTCGTAATCGGTATACGTAAAGTGATCGACTTCCAGATTGGGATTATTGGTATGCCAATTGGGATCAACAGCATCTAGTTCTTCACGCGTGGTTTGTCGTACAACTCGTTGTGAGGTTGAGTTATTACGAATAATGTCAAGTAACTGAATTGCGTCACTTGGCATTGATTGATATGTGCCGGGTACTAATAGTTGAGTTGTTGTTACAGAAAAAGCGTTAGGTTTGTTTTTTACAATAACGCGTTGTCCTTCATTGAGCCAGGACAATAGCTCATCAAGGCTCCATCGAGCATTAGCGGGGTCTTGTAGCGTTTTTTCGCAGTCTTCTATGATGTCCTGTGCAAGCACATTGAGTCCCTATGAGAAAAGGTTTGGGGGACCCGAAGGTCCCCTTCCCCTGTTGACTTAATCGGCAGCTTTGAGGGCTGCGTGATCAGCGGTATTGGTTGGATCTGCAATACCACCTGCATCAGACTGCGAGTAGATTGGTCGTCCGAAGACAACAGCTCCACCCAGCACGCTTGATGCCATACCATCAGCGATTGCAGCGTCAGAAATAGATGCTTCGCTAATAAGGACCGCATCGGACCCTACGAACAATTCGCCACCTGCTTCCAGCACAACACACTGAACATCATGGACAGGCCCATAAGGACCAAATTTATCGGTATACGATGACATTTATTGGCCTCCTTTTAGGCTTCTGCGACGTTGATATTCACCACACCGAAGTCTTCATCAGACGCGGTGACAGCGCTGTACCACTGCGGTTTCAGCATGCCAAGGATCTTGGCAATAGAAATACCACGCTGGTTATCGTAGTCAAAGTTTTTCTCAACCCAGTCTGGATTGCCGAGATCGGCCATAGCCAGTGCCTGAGCACCACACATCATCATCCGACAACCTGCTACGGTGGGGGTTCCCTCACCAGCAAAATCATCAGCCGTATCCCAATGCGGAACATGACGGAACTCATGAATCATGAGGCCATCCACCAAGAGGTGGCTGGTTCCTGTCCACAACTGGTTGCTGTCAGAACGCGGAAGCGCGTGACGAGCAGCAGCCATGTAGTCAGTATCAAGTTTCAAAGTCGCCATGACCTGCGGGGTCACGAAGATGTGGAACATCTCTTCGCCTTTACCACTGCGGATACCACGGATGTAGTTATCTTTAGCGTAGGCTTTAAGACGTACGATGGTTTCCCATGTTGGCGCAACGAGCGTGCCAGTGACGTCGCCAGCTTCAAAACCCGTCGCTTCCCAGTTCAGGTAACGATTGGTTGAAGGTGCGGTAACATCAGCAGCATAGTCGAGGTTAGCAAAAGTGATGTCGGGACGAAGAGAGCCATCAGGCTTATAGTCGTACGCAACGCCACCAAGCGTCTGAAATGCCAGTTGGTCAATACGATCTGCCAGCCAGTAGGCCAACTGATCGCGTGACGCTTCACGGAAATTAACAATGGAGCGTTGATCTGCCATCTTACCAGTGGTGCGGTTTGCATTCCGCATCTGGTCGATTCGGATCACGCGATCAAACGCGCGGATCTTCTCTTCTCGACCTTCCATCTGGTTATCGCCAGAAATACCGTCTCCCTCAAGATCCGTAAGGAGCGTCAAAACTGCACGCGCACCTGCTTCACTTTTGGTAAGTTCGGTAATTCGCTGAATCATTGCATTCTGACCCGTTCCGAGGAACTTGGACACGAAGGCATTGTTTCGGGCGACTTTCCACAAATCGCGACTCCAAACCGTTTTTTGTTCGCTTGTTAAAGCAGCGAAATTGGTTTGTGCCATTTTAGGTTTTACCTTTTGTTATGGATGTGGGGACAATTCCCCGTCTCCGTTAAATAAACAACTTCTATTTGAATCCATTTTTACTGCCTGGACTCTGGCAGAGGTCGCTTCCTTAACGTCGAGCGTGGACGCCCCGCTGTATCGTCGCGAGATACGAAAGATGGCACTCGGCTGTGCCCTGCCCTTTGGCGGCGGCCCAAAGTATTACGCCCGTATTAGCATTGCTAATTGTATAAGAAAAAGCTGTTAAAAGTCAAGTAGTTAGATGTCCCCTCTCAATCGAGCAATTGTCGATGCAGGTAGCGCATCAAAATCTTCTTCTGTCATGTTTTCAGGATCAATCACGGGCGTCTTTCCATGAGACGTTCCACGATCGCCAGGTAACGAAGGCGGCTGCGAATTAGCTGCTGCTACTTTCTTTTTTATATTACCTGTTCCATTTGTTGAGTTTGTTCCTACAGGTTCAGGTGCCGTTTCTTTACGAGGCATTTTCATAGCAACTGCTTGTCGCAATGCTTGCGCTGGCGTGTACTTTGGCATGCCGTCTGCTTGTTGCACAGTAGTTAACGCACCCATTAACTCATTGATCTCACCTGTCAATTCAGCATTAAAAGCATCTTTGTCCTGAATATTAAGTTCTGGGTAATCCACGACGATCTCGTTTGCTGCGGCTGCAAGATCAGCTTGGATTGTTTCTTGCGTACGGTTTTGCTCGTATGTCTGGGTAATCTGCTGGTTGAATCGCTGTTCCATCGAGTTTGACTGATGAGACAAGATGTCTTGGAAGACACTTGCGGCTTTATCGGCTTCCCCATCAAGCGTTAACTCCTGCATAAGCTTGTACTGTCCTGCAAAATCGTACTCTTCTTGGACAGGCTCGGCTTCAGGAGCAGCTTCTTGTGGTTTTCCAGCGTCAATCTGCGCTTGGAGGAACTTCATCTGCTCTTCCATGCGGATTTTGGCTTCTTCTAACTCACGAGTCTTACGGATTTGGCTATCCAGACGCGTTTTGGGAATCATGTGAGGCTTTTCAGGCTCGTCAACTGATTCCGGCTGGGCAATTGTTGCTTGTTCGGCAACTTCTTGCTCTAGTACGCCCTCTTCTGGTGCAATTTGAGGCTCAGGTTCAGGTACAAAGTCTCCTCGATCGTCTGGAGACGGCTCCCAATCTTCAGGAGACGCTAAAATACTGCTGGCATCGTCTAATGACTGCTCATTAGCAGCATCTGCTTCACCTGTTTCAGTACTTTCTTCTACAACTTCTTGCTCTGCAAGTGCTTCTTTACTCATTTTTAGCTCCGGCTAATTGATTACGTTGTTGTTTAAGTTTGGTGAGTTCCACCGCCACTTTTGAGGCATTCTGTTCACGCGCACCGGCTTCACGAATGGTTGCGGTTTCGATACGCGTTTGGTTTTCAGTTTGTTTAGACTGGTATTCCTGCTCTGCTTTGAGTTTTGCAATCTCAAGCTTAGTCATGTTGTCCTGAACGTTCATGATCTGATTAGCATGGACTTTGAACTCTTCCATTTCTGCAGTATCGTCAGTGAGCAGTTCTGTTTTGGCTTTAGCCATCTTCAGCGCCGTGTCAGACTCCATGTTCTGGATCTGCGCTTTCATCTGAGCCAGTTGCATTTCAATCTGCTTGAACTGGATATCACGCATAGCTTGTTCCATTTGAACTTGCTCTTGCGTTGGTTCTGCCGTGCCTGTTAATTGACGTACTTTCTCTGCAATCTCACGCTTGTTTTCAAGATGCGAGTACTCAATAACAGCATCATCCGGAATCATTACACCTGCTGCACGTAGCGCCATTGACTCTGCAAACTGTTGATCTGAATAAACATCTCGTGCCGGTTGACTTGTGACATCAACATCGTAATCACCAACAGACAGATCATTAAACGTAGAGCCATCAGGCATTTGCTTATTAACTTCTACGGCTTGCGGATTGTCTTCCTGTTGACCTTCAGTGATATAAAACACTCGTGGGTTGTCGTAGTACTCCTGGACTAAATGCAAAACTCGTTTTGCAAGCTGTGTCCGTGAACGGTTCAGGTTATCTATTGCAACCTGAATCTGTACAGCACCGCGCTCTTGTTTAGACTCAAGCGCAACACCTGAAACCGACGCTGGGGACTGCCCCAGCATGGCATCTGAAATACCGCTGATTTCCTTGATATTCATGGCTGCTTTTAAGCCAATTCTCTCTAATCCAGTCGGGATTTGATTCGGCGGTATTTTAGAAGGAGGTTGGGCGCCTTTATGAAACTCAAGCACTAGCCCTGTTGTAGCGCCTTTGTGCTCAAGATCATCAACGTCCATATTGGCTAAAGAGCCAGATTCAATTACCCAGCCAGAGTTAGCTGTGGTGTTCACTACATGCAACTCCTGGCTTGATACTTTATTTAACTGTTCTTGCGGGCTAATCAGGTTTCTGACCATACCAAAAGGTCGGCCTCTTCTGAAATAAGGGAAGTAAGGCACAATGGTGAAGAACGGGTAAATTGACCAATCATCATGCAGAACTACTTTGTCGCAAGTGATGGTGTAACGAATTTTCATTTCTTCACGCGGAACACGCATCAACCCGTACTGCTGGGCATGCGTTGCAATTTTTTCTTCATCCCATGAAGCTGGGATTTTTGCCATGTCGCCGTGTTCTGGGTTTACAAAGTACCAGCAGCGATATGGGATCTTGTGCTGTCGTTCAATGACGCGGACGCGTCTTATTTGACGTTGCTCATGTTCAGGAAGATGAGCAGCGTTGTAAGGTCCCATCCATGAATCAGGAGAATCACCAAACCGGTTATGAGTGACATATATTGAGTCAGGGCCGTAATACTGATTACCATCTACTAACGCTCTTAACTTATCGACTTTTTCAACACCGTAAAGCATTTCAATCTCGTTCATGGATAACCAACGGGATTTCATGACTTCTTGCCAGGTATCGGGATCACAATCCTTGGCGTCAGGGTCTATGTAGATATCAAGCGGATCTTCAACAGTAACTTTAACTTCGCCCTCGATGTTCTCGGAGAAATCAATACCAACTTCAAAATAACCCCTGTCTTGGATTAACCCATCTGAAAAGACTTGTGACTCTTTGTGGGTTAAATCATTTTGATCATGGATGACGCTATAAAGCTTGTTTAAGATAGTTGCGGTTTGTTCTGAGCCTGTTCGTTTAGGCTTAAAATTGACCATTCCGCGTTTTAGGGTTTGCTCTCCTAAAACAGTATTAATAGTAGAAAGAATCGTATTAATGGTTAATGCAGGTCGGCCTTGGGCTTCCAGCATCTGTTTATCAATTAATTCCCACTGATCACCCCGATAATAAGCGTCACATTTTTTGGCTACTTCAACCCAATCTAAATGACCTGAGTCTCTGGCACGTTCATAGCGTCGCCAGTTGTTTTCAGCGATGTTCCATTCTTCTAAATCGCTGGGGGTTGAATGTTTAATATCTTGCGTAGTTAGTTTCTTTTTTGCCATGTTTAGCCTTTACAAAGCGGTGATGCTTGTATGGTGACGACTTTTTTAACCATGTTTTTGGGGATGTACCAAACATTGCCCCAATATCCTGGTCCTTTTTCGCCTGGAATGTGTGTTTGAGCCAAACTCACCCATTCGTTTGTATTTGCAATTAATAAACCGTAAGTCACTACTAATGTGGCGTCAGGTTTTGCTTCATCTATCCATCCGGCTTCTGTACACGCGTCAAGCCAAAACACCGCAACAAGCGGGTGCTTGACCTTACAAGTAAGTTTCTTCTTTAGGGAGCGAGTCAATGTAGTTCATGACCTCAGTGGGTAGCTCACCGCTAGACAGAAAAAGGGTATAGCCATCCTGCGCTTTGTGGTTATCGCCACAGTAAGCACTTTTAAAAACATCCCAATCGCTACATGCTAATAGCGAAGAGGCCCTTTCCAACATGGCGCTCATAAACCATCTACTTATCTGCTGATTTTTCTGGCTGAGGGATAAAAAACTGTTTGCCCCCAATCGTAATAGGTTTTGCACCAGAGAGAACTTCGCTAACTGAAGTTTTTGCTTTCTCTGCTGCCGCTTTGATTTTTTTGCGCCTTTCTGCGCACCCGCATCCCATTTGTAGCGCCTCCTTAATAAGTCGTATTTAAATATTAGCATTGCTTCTAAGAAAAGTCAATAAAATCAAAGGTTTATTAAAGTGCTGCAATCCGTGCTTGAAA